GCTCGGCGATGAGCGACCCGGCGGGGCCGGCCCCGTCGACGACCCAGCAGCGCGGCCCCCACTTCTCGTGAAGCTCGACGGCCCGCTCGAGGATCCATCCCGTCCCGGGCCGATGGTCGACGACCTCGACGTGCGTGCCGCCCCGCCACTCACCGGCCACGCAGATCGCCGCGTGCGACCGCTCGGGGGTCATGTCGATGGCGAACGCCACCGGGTCCGACGGCTGGCTCTCCGCCGCCGCGAGGGCCCGCCAGACGTCCTCCCCGATGACCTGCCAGGTGTCCGCCTCGTCGGCCGGGTACTCGCCGACGCCGAGCCGCTCACGGAGGTATCCCTCCCTGCTCAACGTCGCCCGCTCCCGCGCCACCTTCTCCAGCGTCAGCCGGTAGCCGACGCCCGGGTTGGACTTCAGCACCGCCTCGTCGGAGGCCGGATCGTCGTGTTCGGTGCAGTCGTTCGGGCACTCGTCGACGTGCGGGTCAGCCGACCACTCCATGTACGCGAGCGACGGGTCAGGGCGGCCGGCCTCGAGAGCGGCGAGCGCGCGGCGGCGCAGACGCCCCAGCTGGACGGACGGGGCGCCGATGCCAGCGCTTCCCAGGTACCAGATCTGCGGGTCCTGCACGGCCGCCATCGTGGGCAGCAGGGCATCCATCTCCGGATCTCCGAGGATCATGTCCTCGTCCATCACGTTGCAGTGCCCGGTGAAGCCGCGGCCGGACCCCTTGGACCGGGCGATGAACCGGAGCAGCTGCCCGGTGTACAGCTCGATGCCTTCCTCGCCCACCGTCTGCCGGTACGTCTTCACGCGTTTGTGCAGGTCAGGAGTCTGACGGATCAGGCGCTCGATCCTTTTGAACGCCGCCTTGGCCGTCTTGAATTCGTGCGCCGAGTGGAGGATCAGTTCCTCGCCGCCGATGAACAGGCCCCACAGCTCCCTGGCTTCGATCACCCCGCCCTTGCCGTTCTGTCTCGGCACGTTCACTGCGACCTCGAACGACGCCCAACTCCCGTCCGACTTCTCACCCATGCCGACGCGCAGGATGTGCTGCTGCCACGGGTCCAGCTTCAGGCCGGCGCGGGCGGCGAGGTCGATGGCCTCCTGGCCCGCGCTGGTCACGGCTGGGGGAGCGACTTGGATCGGCGGGGTCTGCCAGCCGTACACCGTGCCGTCGTCAGCCGCCGGCGGACTGCTGTCGGGCCGCCGCTCGGCGCTTCGCTCGCTGCTCAGCAATGTCATCGACCGCGTCCCCCTTCGTCTCGACAGGTGCGAGCTTGCGCAGGTCGGCCATGATCGAACGCAGCTTGTCGGCACCTACCGCCCTCGCGGTCAGGGCGTCCGTGTCGTCGATCGACCTGGCCAGGGCGCGGGCAACAGCCGCCATGCCAGGCGAGGTCTCGTCGGCGTGGAGGTCACTCAGCTCGGCGTCGATCATGTCGGCCACACTCATGATCACCACCGCCCGTCACAGTGCGTGATGGTCACTCAGGGTGACACTCACTAAAATGGTCGAACCGAGTTCGCGCGAATAGATCTTGAAAATTGGGCGCGCAAAAAATCGGGCGACAAGGGCTTTTGGGTCGCCCGGTGTCCTTCTGAACTTTTGACTCACTCTCCCCCCGCGATCATGATCAGAGCGCGATTCGATCATGTTCGCGAGCGCGTTTCACGCTGCGCAGCGACGCGGTGCGACGGTGTGTCACCACGACCGTGACGCCTGCGGCATGGACTCTCGGGGCCGGCCTGCCCTGGCCCGGTACCACCGGGTGGCCACCCTCTCCATCTCCGGGGCGCGCATGCTCTCGATGCGCTGCATCACGATCGCTTCGCCTGGATCGACCACGACGATGCGCGCCTTGTACCGCTTGTACTTGGCCAAGGCCTTGGCGCTGGGCATGGTGTGGATGAGGTAGACGTCCAACCGGTCGAGGAGCTGCAGCGCTTCCTCGATGACTGCGTAGCGTGCACGGTGGGCGACGCGGATGTGGAGCGGGTCCTGGTTCCAGGCCGGGGCGCCGGGCCCGGTGAGGGCCTGGGTGATGCGGTCGAGGTCGATGACGATGTCGCGTGGCTTGGCGTGCGCGTCGATCCAGGAGCTTTTGCCTGCGGCCGGCGGGCCCGTGACGACGTACAGCACGCTGCGTCACCTCCGGTCAGCGCCGCCAATCTGCCGGGAACTGGGTGTCGCAGTCGGTGCACAGCAGGGCGAGCAGCTCGCCGTCGACGGTGCTTCGCACCTCCACCGGCTCCAGGTGGTTGCAGGCGCCCCGGATCCACTCCGATGGGCCGCCCACCGTAGGTAGCTCGATCCATTCCCAGCGTGGGTCAAGCTCAGCATCCATGTGTGCCATGGTGTCACCACCTCCGTGACGACCGTACCGGTGCCGCCTTGGGCTGGGTGGTGCGATTGCCGCGGCTGCTGTTGCACCGTCGGTGCGCGGGCCGGGCGTTGGCTGGGTCGAGGAGGCTGCCGCCCTTGGACAGTGGCGTCTCGTGGTCGAGGGTGAAGGACAGCGGGTGTTGGGCGTCCAGGCCGTAGCCGATCTCGTGGCCGCAGAGCCAGCACGGGAGGTGCTGGGCGCGGAGCCAGTCGACGAGGCGGCGGTAGGGGCGCCCGTTGCGGGGGTTGCCGGCCACGGGCGCCACCTCCCTACGCGTCGTCGCCGAGGACCTCGCGGCGTGCGGCTGCGGCCTTGCGGTTGAGGGCGCCGGTCATGCGGAACAGGGCGACGGTGAGCGCGAGGAAGCCGCCGATGAGCAGCACCTGGGTGATGACGCTGACGACGGCGATGTCCTGGGTGCCGTTGGCGATGATGAGCAGGATGACGTTGCCGCAGATCCAGGCGAACCAGATGCGGAGCTTCTCGACTCTCACGGCGGTCTGGACGTCTCTGTAGTCGCTCATGGGGCCCCCACGGTGTGCTGATGCTGGCGTGGCCATCATCAGCGCTGCGGGGCGCGTGTGGGGGCGCTGTGCCTGTCCTGTGACGTTGGGGTCCGCGCAGGGCGTGCGCCAGCAGCAACCCGGGTCGTGTGAGCGATTCAGGGTGCGCCCTGCGCGGACGTGGGGGCACGACGAAGCCCCCGGCGGGTGGGGTGCGCGGGGGCTTCGTCATGCGTCTGTGGGTGCCGCGTGTGGGCACAGTGGTGCACGGCGATCGTCACACAGCGTGTGACCTGGGGTCAAGCGGACTGGCGGGCGGCGCGGTTGGCGTGTAGGGCGGCGACGTCTCGGGCGGCGTACCAGGGGTAGCGCTCGGTGCCGCCGGAGCGGGTGAGGCGGCCTCGGTAGACGAGGTTGCGGAGGGCGCCGGCGGTGATGCCGAGGGCCTGGCGGGTCTGCTCGGCGGTGAGGTGGCCGGGCGGGGCGTACAGGCTGTCCATGCGTCCATGATGCCCGGCGGGCCCCGCCGCGACGGGTGCGCGGCGGGGCCCGGGGTAGGGCGGTGCTTGGCTACTTCTTCGGCTCGGCGGGCTTGGCCTTCTTGGCGGGCTTGAGCCAGCCGCCGCGGGAGGCCTGGTAGGTCGTCTCGTGGCCCTGGAGGCGGGGGTCGTCCTGCTGGATGGGCTTCTTGAAGCCGAGTGCCATGATGGCGGTCTCCTGTCTCGTGTTCGGGAAGGGGACCGGGGCGGGCCGCGCTCTTCTTGGCGGTTGGTAGCGGCCCGTCCCGGGGTCTACTTGCCGCGCACCGTGTGGTGGCGGGCGGGCTCGGCGGGGTCGCGCCAGATGCGGGCGGACTGACCGATGTGCTCTTTACGCAGCCCCTCTTGGCCTTCGCCCTCCGGTCCGTTGTTGGCGTTGGCGTTGGCGTCTGACCTGCAGCAACAACCGTCGTCAGGGGTCGGGGGAGGGGCGGGGATATCGTCCGCGTGGACCCCGGGCCCGTTACCCGCCCGGGTGCGCACACCCGCCCGGACGCGGATGCCGGCCTCGTCGAGGAGCGCGCGGACGGTCTTCGTGTCGGCGGCGCCGAGGTCCTCGCGGAGGCGGGTGAGGAGGACGCCGCGGTCGTCGCCGACGAGCCGGTGCAGGGCGGCGGTGACGTCGGGGCCCGGCTCCTTCGCGTCGGGGGCGGTGTCCTCGCGGCGGCCGGCCCGCCACGCCTGGACGCGCTGCCAGCCGAGGGTGGCCAGTACGCCGATGACGACGTAAGCGGTCTCGGGGAGGGCGACGACGATGCCCCACATGGCGAGCAGCAGCACGGCGAGCAGGACCAGGCGGGCGGCGCGCTCGCTCATCCCGTCGGGCTCCCCCGCCTCGGCGGCCTGCTCGGCGGGCTCGGCCTCGGTGGCGCTCATCCGAACGCTCCGGTGAAGGCGGTGCCGGCGAGGTTGGCGCCGGAGCCGAGGGGGATGGCGGCCACGCCGGCGACGTTGCCGGACAGGGCGATCAGGACACCGGCCAGGACACCCATGAGGATGACCGGCTTGGACTGGCGGGGCCCCCACTTGAGCAGGCCCAGGAGGACAAGGGTGATCAGGAAGACGATCACGTATCCGCCGTCGGTGAGGATGAGCTGCTGGGCGCGGGTGACGTCGGGCGCGTTGCCGCCGACGCCGTAGACGAGGCTGGCGTATCCGGCGACGTTGCCCGCCCAGAGGGCGACCCAGGTGATGCCGCCGAGGGCGGAGACGGAACCGAGGGCGGCGAGGGCGGCGAGCATGCCGTACAGGACGGCCAGGACGAACGGGACGAGGGCGCCGAGGCGCTTCTTGTCGCGCATGATCCAGCGCATGGTGAAGAGGAGGATGATGCCGACGCCGAGGGCGACGCCTCCGAGGTTGATGGCCATGTACGGCATGGGGTGCGGTCCTTCAGCGGATGATGGCCACGCCGAGCGTGGCGAGGGTGAGGATGAAGGCGACGGTCCCGGTGATGCGGGGGACGTCGTGCAGCGCGACTGCGCAGAGTCCGAAGAGGGCGAGGGTGGCCGAGGCGGCGAAGAACGCGGCGAGGATCATGACCGGTCGCTGAGGGCTTCGCGGCGCAGCTCGGTCGCCTCGCGGCGCGACAGGCCGAACGTGTCCTGCAGTTCCTTGATGGTCACGGGCCGGTTCGTCGACCTGACCGCCTGCCGGTTGAGGCTGCGGGCCTTCCTTCGCAGCTCAGCCGGGGTGAGGGCGATGACCTCGGTGACCACTTCGCGGGTCGTCTCGGCGGGTACCGAGGCGGTCGTCTGGGGGCGGGGCAGGGTGGTCACCTGGGGCGGCCACACGATGGGGTGGAACTCCAGCGGGGGCATCGGCGGCATGACCACCTCGTCGGGTTCCTCGCTGGGCTCCGGGCGGGCGACGAGCGGCAGCATGCGGGCGCTGGCCGGGACTACCTCGGGCATGGGGCGGGTGGTCAGGGCGGGCGGGGCCGGCTGGTCGGCGTCGAGGCGCTCCATGGTCACCTCGGCGACGGTGACCGGCTCGGCGGAGCGTGCGGCGAGGGCCTGGTGGATCTGGCGCATGAGGGCACCGAAGGCGAGCAGTGCGGCGGTGGGCGGGACGGCGGCGACCACGTAGTCGAGGGGGTCGGCGTGGGAGCCGACTCCGGCGACGTTGAGTGCGATGGAGCTGCCGGAGCCGACGACGGTGAGGCCGATGGCCCACCAGTCGACGCGCTGGTTCAGGGCGGCCCGGAGCATGAGCAGCTCCCCGGCGACGATGAACAGGTCGAGGGTGGCGGGCCAGGCCCAGGCGCGGATCTCCTTGTCCTGCATGCCGTGGGCGAGGGCGACCTCGGCGAGGTGGGCGTAGGAGAGCCAGAAGGCTGCGGCGGTGAGGGCGACGATGACGAGGCCGGCCGCGATGGCGAGGGCCCGGGTGGGCGTGCTCATCGGCTGACCGCCTCGGCGGTGTGCGCGCGGCCCGGGGCGAGCTGGTCGCGGTCGGTGCCGTCGGAGGCCTCGGGCGGGCAGGTGGTCGGGTCGCAGGACCAGCGGCCGCAGAGGGGGCAAGCGTCGTCGCTGCCGTCGTCGGTCTGCTGGGGCGGCTGCCAGGCGAACGTGCTGCCGTAGCCGCGGGTGCCGACGGTCCACACGGTGCCGTCGGCCATGGCGAGCTGGCGGACGTCGCGTGCCAGGCGGGCGGTGAAGCTGTCCGCCGGGACGATCGTGAACGTCAGGCCGTTGGTGTGGGCGATCTGCGCGCCCGTGGGGGCGTTAGGGTTCTGCTGGGTCATGACGAGGTCCGATCTCGTTCGTGGCCAAGTGCCCGGGGCGTTGCTGCGCTCCGGGGGCGTAGAGGGTCGGACGGCGCGCGCGCCTCCTCGGTGTTCCAGCACCGTGGAGAGCTGCTGTCCGGCCCTCGTTCGTTATGCGGTTGTGTACTTCTTGATCGCCTTCGCGATGGCGGTCCAGCTGATGCCCAGCCGTTTCGCCACGGCGTAGACGCTGCCGAGCTCGGTGACCCCGTCCTTCAGGGCTTGCGCTCGTCGTCTGCGGGCCGCTTCCGCCTGAGTTTCGAGCTGTTCCAGCAGCGCGTCCTCAGCACGGAGACGGTCCCGCCATGGGGGCGTTTCCACCTCTCCGAGGCTATCACACGGGGGGTTATGCGCAATGGGGGATGCGATACTCACACGGCCCCCTCCGGCTGGTAGTGCAGGAGCAGGAGCAGGTCCTGCTCACCCTCGTACACGCAGCGGCAGACACGGCACACCAGCCGGGACTCCCCGGCGCGGTGGGTGATCTCCTCCCCGCACACCGTGCCCCGGTCGTCGACGACGGCGACGCACTGCCCGACGACCCTCCGCCGGGGGACCGGATCGCCGACGACGGCGCGGGCCTGCGCCTCCAGCGCGCGTATCTCGCCGGCCAGTTCCCCGGCGGCCGGGTAGTGGGCGGCGATCCAGTCCAGCTCCATGCTCAGCCAGCGGCAGTTCGCGTCCAGGGAGGCCGGCGGCGGCGGAGTGTGCTGCGGCCACCGCTCCCGCTGGACATCCACCCGCCACAGCTGGAGGACCTCGGCGGCCCGCGCCATGTTCACCGTGTCGAGGACGTCCTCGTTGATCGGGGACCGCGGGCCGGCCGCGCCACGGGTGGTGACGATCTCGCCGAAGCCGTGCCCGCGAGGCACCAGGCACTGGCCGACCTCGTCGTACAGGGTGGGGAGGTCGGCCAGGATCTTGGCGAGCTTGGTGGTGTGCCGCTCGCACAGGTGCTGGCCGGGCCTGCCGCAGGTCTCGCAGTCGCTCACGTGCGCTTCCTCCGTGCCGCGCGCTTGAGTGCGCGGCGGGTGGCTCGGTTGGGCGGGGTGGGGTCGGGGCTGTCGTCGTCGACCAGCTGCTCGCCGGACCATTCGACGGTGGTGGTCCAGGTGATGCCGGGCTTCGGGGTGTGCTCAGGCCGGGGCGCCGAGGACGGGCCTGTCATGCCGTGCTCCGGTGCCGCTCGCAGCCCGGCTCGTGCTCGGCGCCGGCCGACGTCCACCAGCGTTCGCAGCAGGCCGCGGCGAGGGCGACGGCTATGACGCCCTCGACTGCGGGCTCGGGCGGGCGGCTCGCGCGCTCCAGGAGGGCTTGGGCATAGCGGAGTTCGTCGCGCTGCCAGGAGTGGTGGACGGTCGCGGTGACGAGGAGGACCGACGCGCCGGCGAAGAACAGGGCGAAGGGCCAGCTGCCGTTCTGCCAGGAGACGACGGCGCAGCGGACCAGGCCGAGCGCGGTCAGCGCGTAGAGGACGGCGAGGGCGTGGGTGAGGCGGTGGGTCACGGCTGCGCCCCGTCCTGCCGCGCCTGGGCGGCGGCCTGGTGGTCGAGCGTGCGCTGCTCCTCCTCGGCGGCGAACGCGGCGAGGAAGTACCCGTCGTCCACGTCCATCCCGGCTTCGGTGAGGGCGGCGTCGGTCTCGTACTCGGCGGCGATCGTCTCGACGGAGATGCCGCACCAGTTGAGTCGGCGGGTCATGCCTCCCCCTCCTGCCGCGCCCCGGCGGCGGCCGGTGTGGCGCGGGTGCTGGCGGCGGCCCGGGCCCAGTCGCAGACGGTGTTGCCGCCCGGGTTGTGGACCCACCACGCGGCGAGCGTGCCGGTCACGCGGCTGATGGGCTGACCGCAGTGCGCGCAGGACTCGGGCTGTGTCTCGGCGGCCGGGGTCTCGTCGGCCATGCGGCGCAGCCCGGTCACCACGTCGCGGACTACCTCGTGCCGGAGCCGGGCATCCTCGTCCAGCTCGCCGTGCTCGCGGTCGTAGGCCTCGTTCTGGTCGGTGAGCTTGGCGTACTGGTCGGCGGCCCATCGGAGGACGGCGGCCCGGTCGGCGGGCGGCGGCAGCACCGCCAGGACGGCGGCGGCCATCGCCGCGCAGTGCTCCTCGGGGCTGGCCACGATGCGAGCCTCGGAACGGCGGTAGTGCTCGGCGGTGAGGGCCTCGGCGATGCGGTCGCGGAGCGCGGCCCGGTCGGCGAGGTACGCCTTGAAGTCGGCGATGGCCTGGCGGTCGCCGTCGGTGAGCTGGGCGCGGGGGTCGTTGCCGCAGCGGGGTCGGGTCATGGTCAGCTCCTGGTGGTGGGTTTGGCGGTGATGTGCCAGCCGAGGTCGCGGAGTTCGTGGACGACGAGGCGGGCGATGACGTCCGGGGCGGCGCCGGGGTGCTGCTGCATGACGGCGGCGATGACGGGGGCGATGGCGTCGGGGATGGCCTGGACGGCGACGGCGGGCATCACGCGGCCACCTGCCGGTGGGGGCAGACGCCGGTGCGGGCGCGGGCGAGGAGCTGCTGCACGGCGGCACGGCCGGTGGCGCGCTCGTGCTCGCGGCAGGAGCACAGCCAGTCGGCGGTGGGGGTGTCGTCGCGGTCGAGGCCGCGGACGGTGAGGCCCGGCCGGATGCCGGTGACGAGGGCGGGCTGCTCGCTCACGCGACCTCACCGCCCTCGGCGGGGTAGTGGAAGCGGCTGCAGACGCAGGTCGGGACGGTGCACCCGACGTCGTTTCGGTGCCAGTTCAGGGTGTGGTCGCAGGTGTCGCACGGGGTGGCGAGGTACACCGTCATGGGGGTGGGCGAGACGCTGGAGGGCTGCGTCTCGGCGGCCGGGGCGGGCAGGCCCTGCTGCTCGCGCAGGAGCGCGGCGAACTGGTCGCCGGACATCGTGACGAACCAACGGCCGGGGTCGGTCGTACCCCGACGCTTGTGCCACACCACGCCCAGCGTCGCGTGGTCGTTGTCGCGCTCGAGCTCGGCCTCCTCCACCCAGGCGGGGAGTTCCTGCCGGGCGCAGTTCTTCACCTCGATGACGACGCCGGGCAGGCCGGCGATGTCGCCGCGGTCCTTCACCCCGTTGAGGGTGCGGCGTTCGGCCTGGGCGAAGCCGGCGGCCTGGAGGAAGCGGACGACCGCGGTTTCGGCGGCGGTGCCCTTGGCTTTCGATCGGCTCACAGCAGGACTCCTTGAACAGGGCGGGTTGGGCAGTGGTGGTCGATGAGGACGGGGTGGGTGCAGTGCGGGGCGTGCCAGCGGGCGCGCCAGCGGATGCGCTGCGGGGCGTGGTTGCTGCCGCCGGTGAGGCACCAGGCCATGCGGCCGGCTGGGATGGCGGCGGGGTCGACGGGGTGCGGGTCGGTGCGGACGTCGACGGCGGCGACGCGGTCGGGTGTGCGGGCGGTGAGGGTGTCGGCTCCGCAGCGGGGGCACGGGGTGGTGCGGACGGTCTCGGCGGCGCGGGCGGCACGCTCGGCGATGAGGTGCGCCGGGAGGCGGGTCATGGGAGGCCCGCGAAGGGGTGCGAAGGGGTTGCGAAGGGGTTGTCGAAGGGGTGCGCGTAGGGGTTGACCTGCGGTTCGAAGGGGTCGAAGGGGTTTCGCGCCACTGCCCTTGCATATAAGGCGTGCTGGTTTTCCTTCCCCTTGTATGTGCGAGCGTAGAAAAACCCCTTCGACCCCTTCGACTTGCAGGTCAAAGCCTTCGCAGACCCCTTCGCAAACCCCTTCGCAACCCCTTCGCACCCCTTCGCACGGCCGGTCATCGGGCACCGCCGAGGATGGCCAGCGCGAGCCCGCGGGTGACGGACCGGCGGGTACGGGAGTCCTTGTCCTGGACGAAGCCCTGCTCCTGCAGGCGGGTCGTGAACGCCTTCATCGTCATGGGGTGCTTCACGCCCACGCGGTCGGCCCACGTCTTGTAGCTGCCGTACAGCTGGCCGTTCTCGGTGACCGCGTCGGGGACGGCGTCGGTCTCTTCCTCCAGCCAGGTGGCGAGCGGGTTGGACTGGGCGATGTGCTCGCGGGTCTTGGCGGTAACGGAGTCGGGGACGGCCAGGCCCTGCTTCTGCCAGTCGAGGCAGCCGCGGATGGCCCAGTTGAGGACGCCTGCGGCTTCGCGGGCGAGGATCTGTTCGGCGAGGCCCTTGATGCGCTTGGCCGGGGGGACGATGACGTCCCAGCCGATGGACTGGAGGCGGCGGGCCATGCTGTGGCTGCCGGACACGTCGGGCAGGTGGTTGGTCGCGAGGTGGATCTTCCCGACGGGCTTGAACTCGAAGAACTCGGCGTTGAGGAAGCGGGCGGAGACGGGGTCTTCACCGGTGAGCCGCTTCACCAGCTCCTCGTCGAGGGGCTTGCCGCGGCCTTCGGAGGTGCGGCCGGTCTCGCTGGTGGACAGGAGTCGCTTGCCGACCATGCGGGCGATGTCGTTGGGGATGCCGCCGTCGCCGTGCTTGGCCATGAGGGTGGAGGCGGGGACGGCTTGGGCGTACTCGCCGAGGAGTGCCATGACGACGCGGGTGAAGACGCCTTTGCCGTTCTGGCCTTCGCCGTGGTGGATGAACATGACCTGTTCGCCGGTGTCGGCGGTGAGGCTGTAGCCGATGACGCGGGCGAGGTAGGCGCGGCGTTCGGGGTCGGGCATGACGCCGGCGAGGAACTTGTCCCACATGGGGCAGGTGGCGGTGGGGTTGTAGTGGATGGGGGACTGCTGCATCAGGTAGAGGCTGCGGTCGTGGGCGCGCAGTTGGCCGGTCTGCAGGTCGACGATGCCGTTGGCGACGTTGAGGAGCATCTGCGGCTGGTCGAAGGCGTCCATGGTGGTGTGCACGGCGGGGTAGGCCTGGAGGACGTCGCGGGCGGCGGCGACCTTGGGGCGCATGCGCTGCTTGCGAGCCCAGGCGAGGAACTGCTGTTGCTGGCTGGCGGTCTCCTTGCCCTTGTCGTCGGTGACGGGCTCGTCGTCGTAGTTGGGGGCCTCGTCGGCGAGCTGGTTGATGGTGTCGACGACGCGGGTCCAGACGCCGGTGTTGGCGGCCTTGAGGTTCCAGCGGCCGTGCTCGTAGTAGGCCCAGCGTTCGATGTCGGCGAGCCAGCGGATCGTGTGGCCGTGCCGGTCGATGACGCGTTCGGCGTTGCCGAGGTCGTCCCATTCGCGGGCGGGCATCGGTGAGGGCAGGGGGACGGGTTCCTCGAGGGGCGCGGTCCAGCCGCGGGGCGCTGGGGCCGGCGCGGTGGCGGGCTGCTGGGGGAGGAGTCCGGCGAAGCTGTTGCGGTCTCGGGTGGTGGGCGGCCACGGGGTGCGGGGGTGGGCCATGCCGGCGGTGAGCCCGGACTGGATGGTGGGGAGGGCGCGGCCGTCGGGGTGCCCACCGGCGCGGGCGGCAGCGGCGAGGGCTTGGCGGGCCTCGTGCTCGGTGAGGGCGCCAGCGGCGACGAGGGTGCCGATGCTGAACGCGCTGGTGTTGATCTGGTTGTTCTGCTCGCCGTCGGCGGCGCGGGCGATGGCGTCGCATTCGGCCTGCAGGGCGCGGCGGGTGTAGGCGTCGAGCCGGTCGGTGTCCAGCTGTATCGGCGCGGCCGGCCCGGCGGGTGCCGGGGCGGGCGTGGGCTTCGTGGTGAGGGCGGTGAGGAGCCAGGCGGGGGCGGCGACAGGCGGCTGCTCGGGGTCGTCCAGTTCGTAGATGACGCCGGTGGCGTGGACGGAGCCGGGGCCGATGACGTAGGCGTTTCCGGCGCGGACGTCGCCGTCGAACTGGCCCTTCAACGTGCCGAGTCCGTTGCCGAGCTTCAGGTGGGCGGGCGCCCAGTAGTAGTCGTGGTGGCCCTTGGCGGTGTGGACCCGCATGGTGGGGGTGTGCTGCTGGCCGAGGGCGGTGGCGGCGTCTTCGAGGGCGGCGGGCCGGTCGGAGTCGACGACGAGGAGCTGCTCGCCGTCGGGGCCGGTGGTGGCGCCGACGGCGACGCCGACGTTGCGGAGCTGGGCGCCGAAGAGGGCGCGCACCTGGTGCTCGTCGCTGGCGTGGGTGCGGGTGAAGGCAACGGCGGGGTGCTTGCCACGGTGGGTGCAGGTGGCGGGGTCGTGGCCCTGCCCGATGCCGGCGCACTGTTGCAGCCCGGGGTGGTCCACGGGGAAGACGGCGAAGCCGTGGCGGGTGAGCCAGAGGGCGCCGTCGAGTGGCGTGTCGCGGACCGTTGCGGTGCTCAAGGTGGTGCGCTCCTCGGAGGGTGGAGCCGGGGTGTCCGCGTCCGTGGACGTGGACACCCCGGGCGGATTGCGGGGCAGGTCAGGCGGTCGGGAAGTGCTTCGCGATCTCGCTGCCGACGCCCTCGACGAGGGCGCGGCGCATGTCGTCGGGCATGTCGGGGCGGACGGCGAAGTGCAGGCGGAACCAGGGCCCGTCCTGGGTGTGGGCGGTGAGCTGCTCGGGGAGGGGCTCCAGGTCGTCGGCGCCGAGGTTGACGGCCCACTCGGACACGTCGGCGGCGCCGTTGATGAGGTCGTAGATCGCGTGCTGCGCCGTCCGGTACGCGGCGCCCTCGTCGGCCTCGAACGGCAGGAGCTGGTTCCAGGTGACGCCGTCGGCGTCGTTCGGCTGGCCGTCGATGTCCTGGGGCTCGTGGCGCGGTGCCAGGCTCTCGACCTCGGAGTCCTCCATCGCCTCGCCGACGCCCATGAAGTCGGGGTCCTCGGTGAGGCCAGCGTGCTGGCGGGCGGCCTCGGCGCGGAGGTCGTCGTCGGTGTACGGACGCTCGGCCATGATCACGCCTCCTTGCCGGTGGCGATGGCGGTGAGGCGGGCGATGCCGTCGCGCTGGTTGGCGGCGAGGTTCATCGCGTCGACCAGCTCGGGGTAGGCGGCGCGGAGGCGGGCGGTGTGGACGACGTCGGCGGCGTCGATGGCCTCCATGAGCCGCTGGGTGAAGCTGCCGGGCCTGTAGCCCTGGGGGCTGCCGTAGTGGAAGAGGACGTGGCGGGCGGTCTCGCTGCTGATGCTGGGTGCGGTGAGCATGGTGTTCCTCTGCTGTTGGGGTTGCCCCGCCCGTCGCGGCGGGCGGGGCGGTGGCGGGGTCAGGCGTGGTCGGTCAGGGGGCCGAACATGGTGATGACCGAGTCGAGCGGGTGCGGGTCTTCTTCGAGGCCCTCGATGGCCATGAGCGGGGTGCCGTCCAGGTAGTCGTCGCCGGTGTAGGTCCAGACGTCGCCGTCCCGGTCGGTCCAGGACCGGTCGAGGTGGTAGGTGAAGCCGTCGACGGTGGCGGTGCGGACAGTGGCCGCGATCCAACTGCCGACGGCCTTCTGGCGGGTCATGCCGTCGCGGTGGTAGCCGATGGGCATGTGCAGTCCGGCGAAGTAGCCGAGCTCGTCGAGGAGAACCAGCGGCTTGCCGGGGGCTTCCTGCCAGGTGATCAGCTTCTCGGCGGCGTGCTGCCAGCGGGCGAGGAACTTGGCGGTGAAGCCGGTGAGCGGGATGGGGCCCGGCTCGCAGGTGAGGGCGGCGTGGAGGATCTTCCGCCAGTCGGGGAACTTCTCGAAGTCGCCGGTGTCGTACTGGACGGTGAAGTTACCGAGGCCGGAGGAGGTGAGGACGACTTCGGCCGGGTCCTCCACCACGGGCAGGGTCAGGCCGACCGCCTCGCCGAGGTTGGCCAAGCCGTCGAGCCAGGCGGTGAGGGCGGGCACCAGGTGGCCGGGGATGTAGCCGGTCAGGTTCTCGGTGGTGGCGACCTCCCGGCGGGAGACGGCGATGGTGTACCGGTCGGTGGCCGCGGCGTACAGCCAGCCGGCGCGGGCCTGGAACTGGATGCAGGAGATGACGGGCAGGCCATCCTCGGGGTCGGACATGTGCGGGGTGACCTGCTGGAGCATGCGGCGAAGTTCGCTGGCCGTGATGCTGATCATCTTGTTCTCCATGGGATGCTGGTTGGCGATCCCCGCCCGATGGCCCCGGGCGGGGGTTGTTGCGCTGTGGGGCTTGGCCCGCCCGCCGCCGCGGTGTGGGGGCCGGGCGGCGGCGGGCGGTGCTGGCGGGTTGGGGCCTAGAACGGCGGCTCGTCGCCGGTGATCTCGCCGGTGGTGGTGTTCACCCCGGCCGGGACGGCGGCGGTGCCCCACGGGTCATCGGCCGGTGCGGTCGCGGGCGCGGGGGCCGGGGCGGGCGCGGTGGCGGCCAGTTCGACATGCGCGGCCGGGACGTACCTCGCCTCGTAGTGCTTGGGGGCGGAGAACCCGCGCTGCTTCGGGGTGCCGTCGTGGGTGTAGCGGACGCGCAGGTTGCCGCCGACCTCGAGGCCCTTGGCGCCGGCCTGGCGGACGGCGTCGGCGACGGCGTTCTTCATCTGGCCCTTGACGAAGATGCGTCGTCGTCCGTCGTCGTCCTCCAGGCTCGGGTCGCGCTGGTCGGTCTGGACGGTGACGACGAGCTGCATCATCGGGTCGCCGTCGGACCAGAACTTCTTCTCGCCGGACTGGATGTCCCGCTGCTGCTCGACCTTGGGCTGCTCGGTGATACGGCCGCCGACGATGGTCCCGGGGGTGGGGAACTTGGCGGTGGGGGCACCGCCGCCGCCCATGAGGAAGCTGTTCGCGTCCATGCGGATGCGTCTCCTTATGCGATGAGGGATTCGAAGCCGTGCCGCGGGGTCGCGGCCTGCTGCTGGACGCCCGGGCAGCCGACGGTGAGGTCGGTGCTGCCGGGCTTGAACCACTCGCAGAACCGGCACTTGGCCAGTTCGCTCGTGGGGATCTGGGACCACCAGGCGTGGTCGTAGTCGGAGGCCGCGGCTTCCGGGCCGGTGAGGTGGGCGCGGATGCGGGCCAGGCGGGCGAGCCCGTCGAGGGCGACCTGCCGGTCATACGGCTCGGTCCACACGTGGACGCGGAGTTCGTGGTAGCGGCCGACGAAACAGATCGCGACGCGCTCCGGCTGCTCGCCGGCGTTCTCCTGCCCGAGCCCGTACAGGTGTGCCTGGGTGCGGTACTGGGGGCCGGGCCCCTTGCGCCGGTAGTTGTCGAGGGTGGTGTGGCCGACGAGCTTCCAGTCCCACACGGTCCGGGTCAGCCGGTCGTACAGGTCGGTGCTGCCCGCGACGGTGGCGGCCTCGATGGCGGAGGGCTCGACGGTGACCCGCTCTTCGATCTTGTAGCGGGGCCGGCCGTCGGGCAGCAGCGTCTGCCGCCGGGTGAACGCTTCTTCCATCCAGGTGTGGAAGCCGGTGCCGATGATGGAGGCGGCCGGGTCGCTGTCGGCGGCCGCGCGGGGCCAGTCCAACTCCTTGTAGGACAGGCGCCGCTCGCAGGGGTCGCCGACCTCGGAGGGCCCGAGCCGCTTCTGGAGGGAGCGGGGGGCGTTGTTGGCGGTGTCGACGATGAGGGCGGCGATGCGCTCGGCGAGCATCTCGCCGACGTCATCGGAGCCGCTGGTCTTCGCCACGGTGCGGGCCTTCCTGGTCGGTGTGCTGGGTGGTGCGGGGGCCGGGCCCGCCGGAGTCGGGGCGGGCCCGGCCGGTCAGGTGGCTACGCCGTCCCGCCGCAGGTGCAGCGCTGGTTGATGGCCTCGAGGTGGGCGAGCTGCTTGTCGAGGGCGCGGGCCTGTTCGCGGGAGCGGCGCAGCTGCAGGTGCAGCGGGGTGGGCGGGCCGCCGGGGCGTCCGCCTTCGGCGTAGACGTCGCCCTGGCTGACGATGCGGGCGGCGGTCTTCGCGGCCTCCTTGAACGCGTCGCGTTCGTCGAGGGCGGCGTCCCGCTCGGCGCGGACGCGGGTGGTCTCGGCGTGCGCGGCGAGGAGTTCCCGGGTGCGGCGGCGGGTGGTGGTGAGGCCGAACATCAGCGGCTCCCAACGGTGGTGGGGTCGACGTGGATCGCGGCGAGGAGCACACCGACGGCGAGCACCAGGCGGGCGCGGTCGGCGGTGGCGCGGACGGCGGGGACGTGACCGGGGTTCAGGTCGTGGTCCAGGGCGAGGATCAGCAGCGCGCCCGGGACGAAGGCGCCCGCGCCGATGGCGGCGGCGTCGAGCCACTCGGCGGTGGTCGCGGCGTTCATCGGCAGGGCCTCGTGCTGCCGGTGGTGCGCAGGCTCCTGTCGGCGGCCGTGTTCGCGGCCCGGCAGGCGTCGTCGATGGGCTCGCGCTTCTTGACGTGCCGCTGGTAGGCGGAGCGGGTGCCGCAGGGGGCGGGCCTGCGTCCGGTGCGCGGCTTGGGCGGCTCCTGTCCCTGGGCGGCGGCCTGCTGGCGGGCCCGCTCGGTGGCGAGCTCGGTGCGCTCGTCGGCGGTGAGGCCGCCGAAGATGCCGGCGCCGCTGGAGGTGGCCTCGGCGCGCAGCGCTTCGTCGAGGCAGGCGGTGCGGACGGGGCAGGCGGCGCAGATGGCCTTGGCCTGCTGCACCTTCTGCTCGGCGTCGGAGAAGAACAGTCCGAGGTCCTGGCCTTGGCAGGCGGCGCGGGCGGCCCAGGAGAGGATGCTCGGCAGGGTGGCGGGGGCGCGGCGGCTCACTGGTCGGCCTCCTCGTCGTACTTGGCGGCGATCTCCAGCGCGGTGACCACGTAGCCCGTGCTCTCCTCACCAAGGACGGTCTCGGCGACCAGCTCGGCGACGCCGTCCTCTTCGTCCTCGATCCAGTCGAGCGTGGCTTCGCTGCTGTTGGCCCGGCGCTCTTCGGTCTCGCAGTGGGCGCGGGCGGCGGCGGCCGTGGTGTACAGGCCCATCACGATCGAGTCGTGCGACGCCCGATACACCGTCAGCGGCCGGGCCTCGAACGGCACGGGCTCACAGACCGCGGCTCCGGGCATCACCCGTCGGGCCTCGGCCACCGCCGTCTGAGCATCCGGCCAGCAGAACAACTCCGTGTCCGACAGGACCGCGCTGTACTGCCACCCGGCGGTCGTCCAGCAGCGGCGGCCCTTGTCCGACCGACGCGCCTCCAGCACGCCGAAGCCCTGCGCACCGGGCGCCCGGCGAACGTACAAGCCGTAGCCCGGCTCCCACAGACGGAACTCCGTCGCCTGCGCGGTCAGGGACTCCAGCTCGGCGACCGTGGCCGCGGCCTCGGCGAACTGCTCCTTGCAGTGGCGCAGTTCCTGCTGGAGGTCGTCGGTGTCCGGGGCGGTCGCCGACTCCACCAGGAGGTCGTCGCGCTGGGCCACCAGCTCCTCGACGCGGGCGCGCAGCCGCACGTCCTCGGCGGCGTGCTCGGGGGAGTTGAGGAGGCGCGCGGAGTCGAGGGCGATGGCGAGTCCGGTCGGGGTCTGCCGTCCCTGCTGCATGGCGGCGAGGAGCACGCCGGCGGCCGCGTTCACGGCGCGGGTGTGCATGCCGGACTCGGTGCGGCGGGAGGGCGGTTGGTCTGGGATGATCGTGGTCACGGTGACCTCTGCTTTCTCTGCTGTGTAGGGGCGCCGAGTCGGGGGTCGCTCAGGCCGGCAAGTCGGAGCGGCCCTTCGGCGTGTGGGGGAGGGTCAGGCGATGGCCGGCTTGCGGGCCTTGGCGCGGCGGGCGGCGGCGGACTTCAGTGCCATCGCCGAGAAGTGGGCCTTGCGCAGGTGCTCGGTCACGCGGGCGATCTGCTCGTCCGTCGCGTTCGGGTGCTGCTCGCGGGCCTTCTTCTCAAAGCGGTCGTTCGCCGCGGCTCGTGCCTTCGCCGTCCGGCTCCGCGGGTCGAGCGTGTTCGCCCAGCTGGTGTGCGCGGCGAGCCGGGCGCGCAGGGAGCGCTCCTCGGGACTCAGTTCCGTCGGCACTGTGTGTCTCCTTGCCTGTGAGGTGGTCGCTGTCCATGTCCATGGACATGGACACGGGGTGAAAAAGAGCGCGTGGGGGGAGGTGGTAGGCGCGTGCCACCCTCCGCGCCTCGTCGCCGTTGACCGTTGGCCGGTCTTCGTCCACAAGGGCCTGGACCTTGCTCTTGCTGAGCCCTATGGCGGCGGCGAGTTCGCGGACGCTCGCCGGTTCGTCGGCGCGGTGGTCGTCGAGCAACCTCCGCAGCAGGTCACCGGCATGCAGTCGGTAGCGGTCGTCCACGGTTCTCCGTTCGTGTCCACGTTTCTGGACACGTGAAGCATGGCACTTAGTACAGCGCTTGTCCAGTTTCCTGGACACGTGCTGTCCACGGTTTAGGCAAGGAGTTCGCCAAAGAGGCAAGCCCCGCTGGCCGGGCGCGTCCACGACCGTGGACAATGGGTGTCCACACGCTGAGGGTTGCCTAACAACCCCCAGCCTGGGACGTTTCTCTGCAATTGCAGGGGACGCGTGGACACGTGGTGAGGGAGAGGCCGGATGGCGGATCATGATGACGCGCTCACGCGCCTAGTGCAGGAGCACGTAGGCCGGGGACGTCGCCTCACCTTCCGCGCATTCGAGGAGCAAGCCGTCGACCCGGTGACGGGGCGACGCATCAGCAAGTCCACCGCTGAGAACGTGGCCAAGGGGCACCAGATCAAGGTCACCCCTTCGGTGCTGCGCGCCATCGCGGCCGGCATCGGTGAGGATCCGGCCAAGGTGCGCAGCGCAGCCATCCGTCAGTACATCGGTATCGAGGTGACCGACCCGTTCAATACGGACCCCGGCGACGATGACACGGTGATCCGCGTTGCGCATGAAGTCGGCGTCAGCGCCGAGGAGTTGGAGAAGGCAAGGGCTGTTCTGGACAACCCCGAGCCAGAGCCTGACTCGCAGTAACAGCCGTCGACCTGCGTAGTTTCATGCACCGCACGTTTAACTTCAGCCATTCAGGTGACTCCCTGACTAAGCACGTTGCGCGTACAGTGATCGAACCTCGTGCAGGTCGAACGTACGTGCGGACGGCGCTGCCCTCGCGCGTGCGCGGAAGGGTGGGGGTCGAGTGGACGCACCGCAGGTCACGGTTTACGCGGCCGATCTCGGAGGAAGAGCGCCGGCCGCGCTGAAGGACAGCCGCAAGGAGTTTCTGCTGGCGATCGACTTCAGCCAGCCGCCCGAGAAGATCGCGGCCAGCCTGACGGAGATCTTTCAGGAGAGCGTGGACACGCGCCGGTGGCGGCGGCAGGACCCGGACGACGACGGGGGCGCAGGGGACTAGCCCCGCACCGAGCACTGGGGTGGCCAGGTGAGCGGAGGTCCTGGCGCGGCGGGCGTCGGGACCGCTCTCTTCCTGGCGTCGGCCTACAGCCGGTCGCCGGGGCTCAGCCGCCGGTGCTGCTCGCGCGCCCGTTCGGCGCCTGCCGACCGCGCGTACCGGTCCACCATCGAGCGGGACTTCCACCCGGTGATCCGCATCAGGTCCGTCTCGTTCCCTCCGGCCGTCAGCCACATGTGGGAGAACGTGTGCCGGAACTGGTGCGGGTGGATCCTGCCGAGCCCGGCCTCCTCCGACCGGCGGGCCAGCAGCTTGCCCGCTCCCGAGACGGTCAGCGGCTTCCGCGTCTTCTGGCCGATCCACAGCGCGTCCAGTCGCTTGCCGTCGGGGTGCCGGGCCCGCGCCCGGATGTACCGGTCCAGGGCCTGGGCGGTCTTCGTGCCGAACGGGACCGCCCGGCCGCGCGCCGCCCGCCCGCCGCCGGCCTTGCCCATCACGTGCATCACCTGCATGTCGAGGTCCACGTCTTCCACGGTGCGGTTCACCGCCTCGGACAGGCGGACGCCGGAGTCGAGCCAGAGCAGGATCAGGGCGCGGTCCCGCAGCTCGGCGAAGCCGCGGCCGGTGACGGTCTTCAGGAGCTGCTGCAGCTGGTCGGTGCTGAGGATCGGCACTTCCGGCTCTTCGATCTGTGGCGCGGAGAGTCCTTCCGCGGGGGACCGGCTGATCTCCTCCTCGATGACGAGCCACTTCATCCACTGCTGGACGCCGAGGAAGCGAGAGCGTGCCGACGAGGCGGAGGTGCGGGCGATCTCGTGGACGGTGAACGCCTGGACGTGGGCCTTGGTGATGTCGATGACGTCGTCCACGGGGGCGACGGGCTGGATGCCGCTGTCCTTGGGAGGCTCGGGTGGATCAATGAGATAGTCGGCGAAGAGGTTTGCGGAGCGGAGGTAGGAGCGGATGGTCTCGGCGCTCTTGTTGTTGGAGCGGAGCGACAACTCCCACGAACGGATGAGCGTGGTGAACAGGCGTCGTTGGTCTCCCATGACTCCGGGAACTTATCCGCCCTATGAGCGCTGTACAAGGCTCCGGAGAAAGTCTGTAGGGTCGAAACAGCAGGTCACGCCACTGATTGGGGAATCGACGTGCGGCCGGTAGGGAGCAACTATCACGCTGCGAGCGCTGTGCTCGGTGCCGTTTGACCTGCTGGCCTCTGAGCGTGTTCTCGGGAGTTATCTGCCCTATCCGACACCCGTCTTCTGGGCGGCGCGTCGACGGCTGGCTGTAGGAACTCCACACCCCGGAACAGGACCGCCCCGGTCCGTTGAGGACCGGGGCGGCCAGCCGACGCGCGGGTCCGCTATCTGAGCGGAGACCTCGTGCAGAGGGTCACCGCGGCCGGCGTCCGTGAGGGGGGCTTCCCGGGTCGATACCCACCACCCCTGCAAGATCAAACGATGTAGGCCAGCTCCTACAGACATATGGATCATGGACCGGCGACGGTTGGCGGGTGCCATCTGCCTCGCCCCCGCCGGACTGGGTTCTCGCCGAGCGGCAGGCAGTAGGCGAACGCATCCGCGCCGCCCGCCTCCGCGCGAACCTCACGCAAGAGGCCGTGGCCCTGGCCGCCGAGACGGACCGCCCGTCCGTGGTGAGGATCGAGCGCGGCCAGCAGTCCCCCACCCTCGACACCCTGATCCGTCTCGCCGCGGCGATCGGCGTACCCCTGCACGAACTGGTGGGGTGAGCGGGCCGCCTCTTGTGGTGCTTCGCCGTCGGCGGCCCGCTCGTCCTGGCTCCGGCCTTCAGGCAGGCGCGGCGTGCCAGGCGTGGGGGTGAGCGGCCCGTCCCCGACGGGGGGCGGGTGACGGGCCGCTCGGTCCCGCGCCCGGTGCGATCGGCGGATTGCACACCGGGCGCGGGGGTCAGTGGGTGCAGCGGCGGATCATCACGTTGCAGTCGGAGACGCGCGTGAGGTCGCCGGCCTTCCGGGCTATGTCCCGGCGGCAGGCCCAGCCGCGGCAGTTGGCGCAGCCGGGGGCGGGCTCCGGCTCGGGCAGCGGCTCGCCCAGGGCGGGCGCGGCCTCCATCGTCGTCACTGGCTCGGTCACAGCCCGCCCTCCCGCATGATCCGCTGCGCGGCGACGGCGGACGGACCCGTCGTGCCCGA